CCTTTTCGTATTCGGTAAGACCCGACCAATTAATAAATGGAATCTTTTCTTCCAGGTCATTAAAAACCTCAACTGTACACTCTTCATAAGGTGCCTGTTGATATACATGGTCAGAGTGGGGTAGGAAGGATATACCCGATATTACATCAAAGTTATCGTACACCCATGCACCTACATCTACCCACTCATCCTCTCGTACTGATATGGTAACCGAAGGTTTGTGTTCACACCAGTACTCAGCGTACAATTGCCACGTAGCCAGTTGCTCTATAGCACTCATGTCATCTCTAAACACTGAGGTACTTGGTGCTCTTGAAGGAAATGAAAACACCATGTTAGAATTGTTTATTACATCTTCCTCACACGGAAATCCCTTTGATTCCATAAATTTACAGAGGGGGTCTTTCCTGTCCATACGGACTCTTCGTATATAATACTCGGAGTGTCGAGCATGTATACCCGATGCTGAGTTGCATAGTTGGGAGACTGTCCCACTCGGCTTAACACATGTAATAGCCGATGAAGGATTGATCTCAAGTTTCTTAGCCCATTCTTCATTTGTTTTTATCGCTACTTTCTTAAAGTCCTCAAGCATACCAGATGTAGGATACGCTGTCAATTCGTTGTCCATAATGCCTGTCAGAGAGACACCTAGCAACCTTTCTTCTTCACAATTCTTCTTCCAATCACTACCAAGGTACTTAAAATCAGTAAGGGTAGATTGCATAGTACCAAGTATGGTAGCTAATTTAATCTTTTCCTTTATTCTTACTTGTGTTTCTCCTTCTCGGACCACAACCTCTGATAAATTACAGAACTCTCTTGATCGTAGAATGATCTCGGAGCAGGGGTTGGTACCGAAGTCTGCTCTAGCATCTCTTCTATCTTCAAGTTTCTCGGTGTGGGTCTGAGCGTTTCTTGACGAGTAGATACCACGCTCTCCAGACTTCGACTCGTAAAGGGAAGTCCACTCGTTAAGGAATGTACCTGTATCTGGTTTACTGTGGTAGTTGGCTGAGTTGTTTGCGAGTGCTCGGTAGGGATGGTCGTCCCACCATCTTCCACTTTTTGCCTTCCGCATTTGCTCATCCCCAAGATCAGAGATAGAAATAAGAGCAGACCTACGAACCCCACCAACGACAACCACTTCTGCTGTTTTACACACCAAGTCATGACACTCGATTGGTTTGAGTTTTCTTCCTTTTGCGATTTCAAATGTCCTCACTGTAAAATTAAATAATGACTCAAGAGGTTCGGGTCCAGAAGCTCGGCCTCCGAATGTCTTTAAGACTGAACCTGCGGCTCTTATTTTACTCATGTCCCACTCAGGTATTACACCTGCATACAACAGAGCAATAAGATCCTTGAATGCTTTTGCCCATCCAAGTTTACTATCACGGACTGTAATCTTTGTATCCGTCCTGTGTAACTTCTCAGGAATAGTAACCAACTTTGAAGTGTACTTTTCTTCAACCGAGAAACCAACACCAGTACCATTCATAAGAACATATAGTATCTCATCAAATGATGATGGTCTATCTATGTGAACATAGGAACAATTGTAACCTGCTATGTTCTCCTTTTCAAGTGCTGGTCCTGCTGTCATAAGACACCTCATACTAGGCATGACATCTTGATTAAGGACTGCTTGCTTCAGATCACGTAGTGTCTGAGTAGATGTAAAGTCAATGTCTAGTTTCTTGGCAAAGAAGTTAAAGTACCTCTGTACAGTTTCTTCCCATGTCTCTCTTCTTCCTTTATCGTAATCCCACCGAGAGTAGCGAGATAGATGTATAAACTCTTGATACTGTGTTGGTAACTCTATCACGTATACATACCTTTCAAAATTAGATAAAATATATTCTTTAAATTCATCTCTCATTCCTTGAGATCTCTCGTTCTATCAGTTTATCAAGATAGAACTTTGCTTTCTTGAGGTCTTTGACCCCACCCTTCTGATCGTAGCGAGATATATACTTTACTATATTCCCCTCTAAGAAGTCAAGTTGATTCTTCAAAATAAAATCCAATGGTTCAATTTCAAACCCTGCACAGTAATGCTTCGGAGAAGTAATGTCATTAAATGACTGTTCACCCTCTGGATCTACAGTATCCATGTATCTCATACGAGGATCGTACTGTGCCTTCTCCTTTCTATCCCTTTCGTCTTTGTTATAATCAGCCAATTGCTCTCTCTGTTTAAGACTTTTCTGCATTGCTAAACTCATTATAGTGTTCAGGGTACCACATCTTTGGGTATTTGTCAAGCCCTTCGTACTGTTCTTTGCGAAGAATGTACGCCATTCGTGCCTGATCCAATGCGTACCCTGCACCGAATCCAGCTTTTTCATAAGTTTCCAGTACTGCATCCCACATATCTATGTCTTCTTCAATTGCTTTGTCGAGCACCCTTTGTGCCTTGACTTTACCTATCCCTGGACACCCTTTGTACCCATCTGTAGGGTCACCCGAAAGAGTCTGTAAATAAAAATAGTAATCTGCTAACACAGGGTCAACATGAAACATCTCTTTCTTCTTAAAATCCCAATGCCAACCTGGAACTGTCAAGAGATCTTTATCAATCGACACAATGCAACAATGATCTTGAAACATAGTGTTCTTGATTCCCATAAGATCATCAGCTTCAAGCCAGTTTGATTCAAATGCATCGTACTCTTCACGAAGGTAATCTTTTGAGATGTTAAAACACGTAGGTTTCCGTGTGCCTGAACGATTCCTTTTGTATTCGGGCAAGATTTTTTTCCTAAAATTATTCGGGCTAGAGAAACAAATGGACATCTCATGTACACCCGAATCTTTTCTTAGTTGAGATAGTTCGTTATCAAGCATACCCATAACTTGTCTAAAATCTGAGTGAAGTGTCCAGAAATCATCACCCCAATCTATCTCTTGTTCTGCGGCTGACGCATTCTTATACACAAGAATGTCACCATCCACCAATAGTTGTTCTATTTTTGGTTTTTTCTTCATAAACATCTACCAAATGTCGTATTGCTTGGTCAAGATATGGATCAATGAGTGTCTGCCCATGTCCCTCCGAGCTTGTATTCTCCTGTGAGTGGCAATCGGACTCCGTAAGAATCCCCTGCAACTCCAATTGCACGTACTGCGGTTTCACCAATGGCATCTCCAAGTCCTTTCTTTACTAAAACTTGTATTTCATCGTGTACAAATGCTACCTGCTGATAGTCGGTACCCTCTTGGTACCCTTGTTCCTTCAGCATTTTATGAAACTCTACCACCCACCTCTTACAAATAATAGCACCTGCTGACTGACACAGAGTGTTTAGAGATGAATGTGCAGACCTAACTGGAACTCTTCTTCCATCAAGTCCCATAAGATACCCGACATCTTCAGCTTTTCGCATTACATCATCACGAAATTTCTTGAAAGCAGGTAACTTCTTAAAGAAACGATCCCTTACCTTTTGTCCCTCTTTTGGCCCTTTACCAACAATCGTACCGAGTTTGGCAACTCCTGCCCCATAACAGAGAGCGTATAGAAAAGTTTTCGCCTGATCCCTTGTAGCCAGACCAACGGCCTTTTGATTGTCAGTGTGTATATCTCCTTCAAGAAGAGTTTTAGAGAAAGCACCATCGTCATACCTAGCAAGGTAATGAGCAATAACACGAGCCTCAAGACCTGCGACATCACAACCCATAAGGTCAAACCCTTCAGGAGCGAAGAAAAGTTGTCTACATTCTTTGCCAAAGGGTGACTTGACACTCGGAACTTGGCCCAGATTAGGGTGCGTGTGAGAGCAACGAGAGGCGATTGTGCCCATAGTATTGACCGACCCATGTAATCTGCCCTGTTTCTCCATGTGTAACCAGCCATTCTTTCCTTCTGATAATTGCCCAATCATTTTATTAAGACGTAATGATTCGGCCATTAGTTTTGCTTCAGGATATTCAAGACTTTCAAGTATAGTCTCGTCAATCTTGGGTTCACCAGTAGGAGTAAACTCCATTGGTTTCCAATCATGAAGATCCTTTAATCGTTTAGCTATATGATAGCGTGAATTAGGGTTAAAGTCAATCTTTTTCAACTTCTGAACTGGAATACCTTTTTGGTACCCCAGTCTTTTATTGTTGACCTTTGGAGTAAACACATCTCCATCTGGTTCCATCCATGACCCAAACTTTTCACGCAACCTGTTTTGCAGTAGTGTTCTATGTTCACATAGGATGGCATAGAACCTAGCCGCTTTTATAGAGTCGAAAGGAAATCCAAACTCCTTTTGCTTTTCGCAAATACGATAGATTTCATGTTCAAGTTCAATAGATTCCTCACTGAACTTACGAGAAAGAAGTCTTTCGTACACTTTGTAA